ATCATGTAGTTTCCCATTTTACTCATATCCATAATACTCCTTTTTGAACTCTTTCATATATTTACCACTGTCACGATGCGCTTCTATCTCCCAAGGCTGTTTATTGTAAGCAGTCTCAAGGTAGTTCCGATATTTACCATCCCGACATTTCCACAACTTCTTGTAACCACCACGGAAACGGTCAATCAATTTTCTCGTTGCGTGTTGTTTCACATGTATCATCTCATGACAAACCGTGTCGATGAACTCTTCAACACCCTCTGCTTTTGTCAAACGATGATCAACCTCAATCACAAAGTCCCGGTCATCTTCTTCCTGATAACAGAACCCTTTGGCACCTTCCTCATATGTCTTGGTCAACAAGACAGTGATGTTCAGTGCCCGGTGACGAGGCAACATCTTCTCCAGACAGAACCAGACGATTTCCTCGGCCAGTTCCCGGTCCTTCTTGACACCACCAGTAATCTCAACACCAATCATCGTTATTTCCTTGTTCATCATCACTATACATATAATACGACATATAAGGGATATTGTCAAGAGAAAATTCAACCTGTAAGTTATTGATTCAAAAGGATTTGTAAATTATTTTTAGCTTGATTTATCGGATATATCCAATTTTGGGATGTTTTCTGTCTAAAAATAGACACTGATTCGTACCAAGGACTGTAATCCATATCTCCGGTGAACCATCGCCAATCAGCAGAATAGTGCAATAGAAGATACACAGGAACCCCTAGAGCACCGGCTACATGCACCATAGCTGTGTCAGTGGACACTAGGAGGTCAACTTGAGATAGTATATCTCCGGTGAACCATCGCCAATCAGCAGAATAGTGCAATAGAAGATACACAGGAACCCCTAGAGCACCGGCTACATGCACCATAGCTGTGTCAGTGGACACTAGGAGGTCAACTTGAGACAGTATATCTACGGTATCAGAGAAATTGTGTATTCCATCACCCAGATTCCTAACACCATCAATGGTGTGAGTCGAATCCTTCTGTATGTTGATAAAATTGATATTGGGACAATCGCATATCGTTTCAACAAGATCAAGTGGTATGGTCCGCCTAGTGTCTTGTTTTGTTGCTTCCCAGGCAATCGCAACATTAATTGTATCAGTAGGAATGCCCCAATCTTTAAACTGAGTCCTCTCCAAATATCCACCCGAAAAAGGTATTTCACTAAAGGTAGATTTCAGTAGTCGAGGGACACTCATTAGGGGAATTTTAAAGTCAACATCAGATGAAGGTTGAATATTATTCCTCTGTATCTCAATTGAACTAAAGATTGGGCTGTTAACAAAAATATCATACAACGCATTATAGCATGAGAATACAACCTTACCACCTAACTTGGATAACTCAAGCAAATATCTACTAAATTGTATATTATCCCCAAAACCCTGTTCGCTGTAGACAAATATGGTTTTGTTCTCCAAACTTTGACCTTCCCACAAATCTATGTGAGATAATCTCTGATTGTTAAACATAAAATTTTTACCAAGTCTCCATGCGCCATCTGACTTCAAATCAATGTAGTCAAATCCTTTCTCAAAATCACCCTGTTTGAGAAAATGCATTCCAGTAGTCAAATTAACTTTGGCTGAGTTATATCCAAGTTCTTTAGCTTTTCCATAACACATAAGAGATTCATGAAATTGACCCAGATCATGTAAGACGATTCCTAAATTATAAAAGGCCTTTCCATTCTCTGGATCATTTTCAATTTGTCTTATGTAACATAACTTTGAATTTTCAAAATCTTCCTTTTTAAAAAGATCAAATGCAAGATTTTCTAAAAACTCAAGTTCAGACGTTTGCTCTTTTTGCATATTGTTGATATTCATTTGTGTCTTGTGAGTTATTTTCGATGATCATAAAGTTATCATCCCAACTAAAAGCTTCCTTTACCACAGAAGCAGATAATCCTTTATAGACCTTATGAAGAATCTTATCCTTTGCAGCAATAACGACTTCTGCTTCATTCTTATGAAGTCCCTCTAACATCTGGACGAACATCATCTCCCGTTTATTCTGAGGCAATACATTATTGCCCCCTTGAATAAAATTATATAGTTTCTTGGACTCATGTGCAAGAACTGTGTGTTCTGTTCCTTCTGGAGCTTCATTTGGTTCATAAGGAACCTCACCCTCCGGTAACTGCCAATTAATTTTTGGATCAAAAGATGACTTCATTACCATACGAAGCGCTGGAGTGCTTTGTTCCCTCAAATAATCAATTTTCTGTTTCTTAGTTTTCAACTTTCCGATTTTCTCTAAAATCTCGGAAAAGAGTGGTGTATATGCCATAATTAGAAATCTCCTATGTTTTCCATTAGATCGTTTAATCTATTCTTTATAAAGTAATTTAGTAGTTTCTTACGATCACCATTTGGAGCATCCTTGTATGTGTTTATACACTCTAAAGATAATTCCTCTGGTGATTCTGTTAGATCAATTAATTTCTTATTCCTTTGGTAGTTTCTTTTAATCTCATCATTTGGTAAAAATTGTTCGCACATTGGTCCTGCCCATTCAACAATCTTTTTCTTACTCAAAGGTTTCTGTCGTAATCCATCAACAAATGTATTATCAGGAGACAGTACATTTGGGACACCATCACTCGAATCACCTTTCAGTATATGTTGATATAAATACTCCTTTGGGTCTTCACCATTAATATATTTCTTTGTGATGGGACTGTACTGTTTCACATTTTTGATTTTGTGCAGCTGAATAAAATCCTTATCTCCAGACAGGATCAAGGTGTTACTATTGTCAAACTCTAATTCATTGCATAACACAGCAATGATATCGTCAGCCTCTGCACCATATACCTCAAGAACCTTATAGGGAAAACTATCTTTAAGTTCTTGTTTGATAGTATTTAAACACTCAAAAATATTATCCCAATCGTGACCAGAATTATTCCTAGTTTTCTTTCTATTAGCTTTATATTCTGGATAGTAGTCTCTTCTCCAATAGTGTTTAGAATCATAACATATTACCAATTCACCAAATTCTCTAAAATAACTTTGTCGATACATACGAAGTGAGTTAAGGATCATATGACGAACCATACCCACATCCACACTATCTCGTTTTGTAATATTTAAATGCATCATCACGCTTGCCAGACTAATCTGGTTCATATCAACTAATATCATTTTATCCTCATATCGGTGTTAAAACTCATACTTCTTCTCTCACCTTCACATTTGAAGGGATAAACAAAATGTCTCAAATATGATGGAAAAACTAAAAACTTACCCACCTCTGGTTTAAATTTAATTGCTTCTGCTCTCATATCAAGATTTTCTGCGAAAGTAAATTCTATCAATCCATTACATGGGTAGTGGTCAGTAAAATCCTCTTTCCATTCAGCTTCCATTCCTTCTGGAATTTTAAGATATATGACAGCAGAAAAATCACCACTGTGATGATGGATAGGATTATAATCTCCAGCATACTGACTAACAATCCAACTATCTCGTAAATGTATATTTTCAATAGTTGGAGTTATTTTTATGTGGTTATTAATAACTGCCCATTTCTTAGCTCTACCTTTTTTTATTACCTGATTTAAATAATCAACGCAGCCTTGTTTCATGGTTTTGAATAAAAAATCTTTGTCTTCATTTTTAGGAGCAGGAATTCTCACCTCTTTATGAACCTTACCTACAAGATTTTGTGAATGATCCCATTTTATGCTTTTCTCTTCATCGGATAAAACAGAATCTCCAATCTCATTCATAATTTTCACAAATTTATCTGGAACTTTAGTCTCCAATATGATTGGACTAAATGGTTCCCAAAATGTAGTTTTCATCATAACCTCATGCTGGTTCTGGTTCTTCACCCATATCAAGTTCAACAATCTGAACTTTTTCAAGCAAGTCCAAATCAACCTGACTGTTCATGCTGTTCTTCTCATCAACATTAATTTTTGTCAGCATCTCCATAACTCTACTCATAGGATGCACTAATCCCATATCACGGTAAATTGTGCTTTTGACTGCCTCGATAACAAATCCGATATCTCTAACGAACTCTTTGTCACCGATTTCAACGCCATTCTCTCCCATAGTATGTATCATCTGCACCAAACAAGATTCTGTCAAATCATCAGCAAACATAATATTTTCTTGCAGAGCAATAACATCAAGGTCAGGAACTACGACTTCCTTTTTTCCTTTTAGTTTCCACGGACCCTTTATCACGTTTTGTGCGCTTGGGCTTTCCTTCTGGTCTTCCTTCATCACTGATACCTCTATCTTCGTTAAACATTTCTTGAGTGTAGACTGTCCCTAAGAGTGGATAATATGTACCAACATCAAACTTTGGTTCACCCTTTTTAGGCCCTTCCCAATAATAAGCTTGAGCTATACATCTATTGGATATTATTTTATCTTGATGTTCTCCATAAAACGTATCCACATAATCACCATCCTTTAGATATTTTAGCAAGTTACGAACATATGCTTCATGAGATGCTTTACGAGCAGTTGCACCTTTCACATCTGCCTTCTCATTCTTACGTTCCATAGAAACAAGTTCTTTCTGTGTCTTGATCCAGACCTTTACCTTCTTTGGAGTTATCGGATAGTCATCTGGTAGATCACGCAAACTCTCATGAATGCCCGTCATACCATAGTCAGGGTTCTTAGCAGCACGGGCAGCACGGGCTTTCTCAAGACGCTCTGCCGCAGCTACCTTCTGCTCATCCGTCATAGGTTTGCGTTTCTTACGAACCTTCTTCTTTGAAGGATCAGTCCAACCTTTGTTATCAGTCTTTGATTTAATCTTTCTAGCCATTGTACTATTTATCCTAATTTTAACCAGTAAGCAATCAGACCATTCATAAGAAT